TTGTCCACTGATTCCATCTGGGATTGGTTTTGACGGTTGTAATAGTCCATCATCGCTTCGAGGCGTTCAGTTGGCATTCTGCACAACATCAAACCGCCGATCTCCACGTTTCCGTTCTTATCACCAGTCAACATCAATTCTGGATGGTCAGCTGCTTTCACCGGCTCCCAACCTTCGCGCATCTTGCGAGACACGTTAGTTGGTTCTTCCTTACCCATTAGTGAAGTCATAATCCAGCGGAATGACACACCCGGGATAGGGGTCGGATCGGGCAAGTGTGCTGCAGGTTTGTATTCGTACCGTACAGACTTTTCGCGTGACACGAGGTCACGATTTACGCGGGTATCAGTAGCCATTTTTTAATCCTCCAATTTCAAAACTTCTTTAGCATATTGCTGGTTCGAGAGCCCAAACTTCTTAGCCAACGCTTGTTGCGTCAGTGTGAGCTGAATACTCTTCTTCCCAGTNGAACGTGTTGCAGGTGCAACCACGCTTGCTGTTTTGCGTGGAGATGGCTCTGCGTTGTTACGCGCCGGTGTNCCACCGAACAAGTCAGGGAACGTNCTTTTTATGCGAGTATCAATGGTNTTGAAGTACTCGTCAGATTGCGGGTCTAACCCGGAGTTGACTAGCTTTGAATGCAGCCCTAGTGCGTAGCTGGTAATTTCCTCGAACCCCGGTGAACCGAACCACTGGTTTTTTGCCTGCCAGCGCAGTGACTTTTCGTCCGGTTGCACTTGTTGGGGTGCTTGAGTACGTGGTTGTACAGGAGTTTGATCCACTTGTAAAGAGGTGGGCCTGAAATTATTTGCAGCAGCCATGCGCATCTTGGCATCTGTCAGGGCTTCCTGAGCTGCAATGATGGCGTCCGTATCAAAAGCTTCTTGTGCTGCTTTCAGGTTTCTACGGGCCATTTCAAGCGACTGCTCTGCCGAGGTCTTCAGGGTGGATGCGTACTCTTTGGAGCCGTTGTTAACGTACTGCTTGAGCTGTTTATTCTCGTTGATGAGTTGCTGTGCAACACGTTCCAGCTCCTCGCGTTCACGAGCAATCTGGTCGGCGCGGCGGCGCTCATCGTGACGCGCATGCGTCAGCTCTTTGATCCGTTTCTTGACGTTATCGGAGTAGTTCTCGATTTCGTCTTCGGTCGGGTCATTCACCTCGCGGTCGAGGGGCTTGCGGCCTCTGTCCTCGGGCGGGGTATCATCAATCAGCTCAATCTCAAGCTCGTCGTTGTCTTCGGCGGATTTCTTTCCCGCCTCCTGCTCATCTGGAAACTTAAACTCTTCGGGCATAGCCACTCCTTAGTAAGCGCGGGTAATTCCGCGTGGATCATCCACCACAGCTTCGACTTGATCGTCGTTGATGAGGCGGAACTCTTTGCCGTAGATCTTGAAACGTGTACCAGCGTAAGCCCGCACAATCACAAAATCTCCAGCTTCGCACCATGCTCCGTTAGGAAACTTGGTGGTATCTTTGTAAGCGTCTACGCCCGCTTTCAGAACGAACAAGACGGTAGTTGAGTGCTCTTCTTGTCGGATCAGATCCGAAGGCTTAACCAAGTCCAGTTCCGTCCCGGCGATCTTGTCAGAAACGTCAGGAACAGCGCAGAGCAACTTGTACCCAGAAGGTTCGGGCAGCATCGTGCCTTTTTCCTCTGGAGTCGCATCCGGTGCTGGTTGCTCGGTTGGTTGAATGGTTGGTGGCAAAACCAAACCCGGGGGCAAAATTAAATCACTCATCTGCTTTCTCAACTTTCTCTGCAAGGTCAATGATGTAACGCTCTGCTTGGGCAAGACCCTGAATTACCCCACAGAGTTTTTGGTACTCGTCAAAAGTACGGCACATACCGCTGGCGAGATCGTCAGCGTAGTTGTTTAAGTCTTTGCGTATTTGGTCGCGCAATACGCGTGCGAATTCTTGGATCATTCTTTACCTTTAGGTGCGGGTTTGGCCCGGGCTTGCATCTGGGCTTTCATCAGATCGGCTGCGGTGTTGAGCATTGCGCCGCGCTCGGCGTTGCGTTGCTCTTTCCTGTGTTTGGCAATCTCCACCCCGGTCTTGAGGCCGAACTGTTGCTCTTGTGAAGCAACTTGGTGTTTGGTTTTTTGAACGTCCACACCCACTTTCATCGCACCAAGCTGGAAGTTTCCACCGATCTTTTCCTTCTCCAACGCCAGTTTTTGTGCGTGCATCTGGGCGCTGCTCTGGAGTTTGGCCTGCTCGATCGCCGCTTGTGCCTGTGCTTGCTGGGCTTTGATCTGCACTTCTTGTTGCTTGATCTGCACTTCTTGCTGGCGAATCTGCAGCTCTTGTTGCTGCATCTGGATGAGCGGATCTTGTTGCTGCTGCTGGGCTTGTTGCTGTGCAGCCTCTTGTTGGTGCTGTTGCAACACGCGTTGTGCAGCTTGAGCCATGAGCCCGGCGATTGCCTGTTCGGCTTGTGCGGGTAGCGGTTCGTTCTGTTCTGGCAACGCCATGCCCAGTTGAGCCTCCACCTGACGGCGGTACTCGAACCCTACGTGCTCGGCCATGTGCGCTTGCATCGCGGCCATAATCATCGGAGCCTTGGGGTTTTGGCCCATCATCTGCTGGATCTGGGGATCTTGCATCGCCGCCATGTGCGCTTGCAGGTGCGACTGGTGATCTTGGAACTGGAACGCTTTGAGCGGCACGCCGTTGATCGCATTCACATTCTCGGAGATCGGGTCGATCGGCTTTTGATCGTCCGGCAGGGGAACCAACTTGTCTGGGTTCTTGACGCCCAGAACCTCCAGCATGCGGCGATGCAGCTCGGGCAGGTTGTAGATGTCAGGCGACATCTGGGCCATTTGAATCACGGCTTGGTACTGCACCACGCGCTGCGACATGGTGGCAGCGTTGGGATCGCTCACGGGGATAATGTCCACGTGCGAGAAGTCGCTCTTCTTGGATTTACGGCTACCCTTCTCTGGCTGGAACGGATACTCGTCTGGCGTGTCGTCTCTGATGATCTCGGCCAACAGTTGCAACTCTTGCTTGAACGCGTAGTGCACACGGGCTTGAACAGCCGTCATGACTTTGAGTTGGCGCTCAAGCAAGGCCAGAGTCGTACCGACCGGGGCTTGGCTCGACATATCGCTGATCTGCATGTCCGCAGTGGCCGCGAAGCGACGGCCCTCTTCAACGATATTGTTCAACAACGTATAAAGAACTTGGCTGGGCTCTTTGTAAGGCAGCGGTAAGATGTTGTCGCGCAGCGCGCCGGAGCCAATGTCTACGTCTCGGAACTCGCCTGGAGCAATCGGGGTATCGTCGCCCTTGATGCGAAGACCTCTGGACTTGAGCCCGCCGGGGAGGTTGGAGAGCGTACCGGCATCAACAAGCTGGCGCATGATCGAGGTTGCCGATTTAGCAAAACCCCCGATGAGGTGGAATAGACCGAATCCGTAAGCTCCGAAACCGGGTATGTATTGGTAGTGTACGAAGTGTTGGCGCTTGAGTTTAAGCGGGTCATTTTCTCTCCAGTTGCGACGAATGGACAGGACAGTACCTGTATCTTTGATGACCGTGACGACATAGGGCAATGCGATCCCTGTCTCGTCGTTGTTCTCATCGACATCGTTGAAGCCGTCCAGATCCAAGTCCACGAGCGACTCGTACAGGGTGTAGCGGTCGTCGTTGATGTCGTTGAACCCAGTCTCTTGGTCTTTGGCTTTTTGGATCGAATCTGTTTCTTTGCTTGGGTCTGGCAGGTCGACATCACGGTAAAACCCAGTGGCCTGCAGTTTCAAAATGTCGTTTTTGTGCATGCGCATCTGGTGCGTCACACGGGGAGCCATGCGCTGATCGGTCGTGCCGTAGGGCAGGATCACGTCTTCTGCGGGGATGAACATCGAAGCTTGGCGTCCGAGGCTGGGATCCTTGTACACCTTTTTGAACGCCGAGCCCGCAGCGGGCAAGCTCCACAACATGCGTTCCATCTCAGGGCGGAACTCTGGCATCTTCTCGACCAGCTCGTAGTTCATGTCCTCTTCGACGTTATGGGCGGCTTGTTTTTTCTCAGGCGTTTCTTTGCCCCAGATGGTTGTGCGCACCGGCCCTTGGGCTGGGAACATCTCAGTGATCGTTTCTGACTGGAACCTTACAACAGCTTCCGTAATCATTGGATGGAACACGCCCGATGCGCCCATCCAGGGCTCGGTGCGTTCTTCGTACTGCAGGCCCATGAGTTTCAAACCCATCACATAGGTTTTTTCCCATTCTTTGCGGGACTGGCGATCGTTGTCGATGTCGCCTGACAGCTCCATGCCCAGTGACTGGAGTGCTGACTCATCCATCTCGTCGGCCAAGTTGGCCGCGAACTCGGGCGAATCCTCGGGTTCTTCAACGATGTCTTCGTGATCGTCTTCGCCTTCAAGCTGAACGTCGATCGGTTCTTCGGACTGTTGCTGTGCTGCGGCCATCGTAGCCGGGGAGTTGTACAGCGGTTTATCAAAACTTGAGGCCATAGTGATCCTTAGTAGTATGCGGTTGTGCGACGGCGAAAGATTGCAGGCGCGTCGCGCTCGTCGGAGTCTAACTGAATAAAGCCGCCTTGCCTAAAGCGCATGAGCGCTTGTGAGGTCGTATCCACGTAGTCGTCGTTGTCCCCGTTTGGAAACGATGCAACTTCCTCGATCACCTCTTTGGCCCAACGCGTATCCGGAGCCCAGACCATACCTGACGCAAATAGATCCGCAACAGCATTGACTCGAGCGATTTTGTCGTTTCCTCGGGATGGGTTTGTTTCTTGGGCTGGGATGCCCATCGCCCGGAGTTCCTGTAGGAGCGGGGCTCCTGCAGCTTTCTTTTCAATGATGAACGCATCTGGCTCCCACGCCTTGTAGTGTTTGAGCGCATAGCGCTTCAGTTCGGGAAACCCCATCCGGTCTTTGAACGCGTCAAGCAGGATGATCTGTGCGGTATTGTGCTCTTCCTCATTGTAGAACACGCCCCACGTTGTGCACGCCGAATAGTCGGAGTGCGTCTTTGTCTCGAACGCCGTGTCCCAAGACTGGATGATGTAGTCGCAAGGTGGCGGGTCGTCTTGTTCCCAAATACGCCAGAGCTTACGGCTGATGATCGCCGCCGCGTTGGACGTGGGCTGCTGCATGTACTGGGCGTTCCAGTACTGAGGCTCCATGTTGGCCTTCTTGGCTTTGAGTTGCTCCAGCGGCCACTGCTCGGGCCAAAGCGACTTCTCGTTGTCCGTGTCTTCGTTCAGGATCGCGGGCAGCTCAACGATCTCCCACTGGTCAGCGTCGGGGTTCTTGGTCTGGTAGTCGATCAGCCGCCCGGTCAGGTCGAGCTTACTCCAGCGCGTCATGATGACAATGATCGCTCCGCCCGGCATCAAGCGCTGTTGTGGGCCGGTCTGGAACCAAGACCACGCCGTATCGAACGCCAAATGGCTGTTGATCTTTACGTCTTGCTCGGAGTGGGGGTCGTCAATAACAAACAAATCAGCGCCGCGACCAGCCAAAGCCCCGCCAACGCCAGCAGCATAGTACTGGCCCCCAGCACTCGTAGACCACTTACCGGCTGCTTTTTGGTCGTCTGCGACCAAGGTCTGGGGAAAGATCTCACGGTACTCCTCCGAGTCGATTAAGTTTCGGATGCGCCGCCCAAAGTCCTCAGACAAACTGGCCGTGTGCGTACCCATGATGATCTTCTTCTCAGGGTAAGCCCCTAGAAAATATGCCGGGAACAAATAGGAACTGAACTCAGACTTACCCATCCGAGGTGCAATGTTGATGATGACGCGCTTTTTCTTGCCCTCGATCACATCAGTGAAGATCTTTGCCAGCTTCTTGTGGTGTGGCCCGATCTTGAACCCCGGGTAAACTGCCGAGGCAAACCCCAGCATATTGGTCTTGGCCGCTGCAAGCGTTGCGCGTTTCTCGCGCACATCCAGATCCTCAAGCAGTTCAAGCTTCTCTTTGGTAGTCAGCGTTGGGAGGGCCAACTTGATGGCCTCAATTTCCCGTGCACTTATAGAAGTGAACTTTTCAAGATTCATTGGTGTCTTCTTTGGCTGAAATATCAACCACATCAATAACTTGCATGAACTTATTCAACTTGTCCTTGATGCGCTGTTCAATTTCCGCGTCGGACATCTCCGCTTGCTTGACCTCGATCTTGTCCGTAAACAGTGCCACCTCAGTCACCTTGCCCAGTAACCCCAAAGCTTTGAGCCGTATATTGGCGCTGGGGTTCTTCGTTTCTTCCACCAGTTGGGCCACGCAGTATCCCCGGATGGCCTGCGCTTGATGCACAAACTCCCAGTCGTATGCTGTGAGCATCCCAACCAAATGCTGAACTGCCTTTGGCGTTTTGACTTCGGCGAGCGCATTGTGCGTGATTTCCGCAGGAGCGGCAGTAACCATGTGCGTAAATGATTTACGCGCAGCCTCTGTTTGAGCTTGACTGACCACTTCTTCCGTATCGACTGCACCCAAACTCTTCAACCAGTCTGCCGTGCTTGCTTTAGCGTCAACAGTTTGAGTCACGTCCGCTTTTTCAATTGGCGTGAAATCTGTGGGCATCCCCACTTCTGGTTCAAAATCAATCAGGTGTTCTAACATGTGCGTAGACCATTGCAGCCTCGTTATGCGTAATGTACACTACGTTTGAGTGAGTGTGCAAGCAGCAAGTGTTGTTTGTGCGTTTGCTTCTCCTTGAGAGGTATTGACTTCTCTTAGCCCCCGGTTAGCGCTGGGGGCTTTTTTTTT